CGGCCAGCCAGATCGAGTACGGCCGGCGGCTGCCGTCGGGCAACTGCAGCTCCTTGACGCCCAGCACGAAGTCGTCGCCGGTGTTGGCGTTGCTGATGTCGACGGTCCAGCTCATCGTGCCGAGCGGTCCGGCCTTCGGCTCCTGTCGGGGGGACGCTTCCTAGCGTTTTCAATGCGTTGCCGCTGCGAGTTGCGGAAGGATGGCGCAGGAAAGAGAATGCCGCCTGTCCCCAATTTGTCCCAGGCGGTGTCCCATGGCCTCGTTCGAGCGGCGCGGCAAGCACTGGCGCGCGAAGGTGCGCCTGCGCGGCGTGGTCAGGACGGCGACGTTTGCCACGAAGTCGCAGGCGGTCTGGTGGGCTGCAGAGGTCGAGCACAAGGCGCGCCGCGGAGAGCTGGCGCAGGCGCACAACCGCACCGTCGGCGACGTGTTCGATGCGTACTCCGAGAAGGTCAGCCCGACCAAGCGCGGTAGCGCATGGGAGGCTCGCCGGCTGACCTTCTACGGCCGCGACCCGATCGCCAAGGTGAAGCTGGCCGACCTGACGGCGAAGCACTGGGCCGAGTTCCGCGACCGCCGGCTGGCCGAAGTCTCGGCAGCGACGCTCAACCGCGACCTGCACCTGCTGTCGCACGCGCTGAAGGTGGCATGGAAGGAGTGGGGATGGCTGGCCGGCAACCCGCTGACGGATGTCAGGAGGCCGAAGGAGGCAGGACCGCGCAGGCGGCGGCTGATGGCGGGAGAAGTGGAGGCGCTGCGGATAGCGACCGGCTACCGGCCGGACAAGGTGCCGCAGACGGCCCAGGCGCGCGTACAGGCCGCGTTCGAGTTCGCCTTGGAGACTGCACTGAGGAGCGGCGAGATCGTCGCCCTGCGCCGTTCTGACGTGTCCGAGCGGCACGTCCATGTCGCCATGTCCAAGAACGGCGAGCCGCGGGACGTGCCGCTGTCGGCCCGGGCGCGCGAGATCCTCGGCCAGGTGCTGCCGCTGGGCCTCGACCCGATCTTCGGTCTGTCGGCGAGGCAGCGTGATGCGTTGTGGCGGAAAGGCCGTGAGGGGGCCGGGATCGCCGGCCTGAACTTCCACGACAGCCGGCGCGAAGCGCTGACCAGACTGTCGAAGCGGTACTCGGTGCTCGAGCTGGCGGCGATCAGCGGCCACCGGGATCTGCAGACGCTGCGCGAGGTGTACTACGCGCCGCGCGTCGAGGAACTGGCGGAGAAGATCGGCTAACGCTTCGACTGCTCGGCGATCGTCACGTCCTTCTGCCGGTTGCTCGCGCTCGACCCGAAGAAGAACCCGATCACGAGGATCGCCACGTTCTTCATCAGCTCCACCACGCCGTCGCGTGTGCTCTGGCTGAACGCAGAGTCGGCGGAGAACAGGACGTGCCAGAACGTGTAGCCGATGCCGGTGACGATGAGCAGGGACAGCACGCCGATCAGCACGCCCCAGCCGATCTGACGCCACTGCGGCCCGCTCGATGTCATGGTGTCGACGAACTCCCTTGCCGACTGCCGGCTTTCCTCCTCGAACCGCAAAAACGGCTCCAGGTCCGACCACTTCAACGCCACCTGCGCCCGGAACTGCTGCTGCAGCTCTTTGGACGCTAGGATCGCCTCGGCGGCCTGCTGCTCGTTGCCGCCGCCGGCGACCTCCTTGGCGATCGACACCAGAACCGGCGCGGCGTCACCGACCTGGTCGAGGATCTCGGCGTTGCGGGTCGAGGTCTTGCTGCCGCGGGCCCTGAAGAGATCGGCGACGATCGGCAGCAGGGCGGATGCGGCGGCGGCGACAAGTGCTGGGATGGCCACGATGGTCTCCTTGATTGATGGGGCAGGCGGCGCGGGCACCGGGGGAGGAGCCGGGGAGACGACGGGACCCGGTGGCGTTGCCCCGGCCGCCTGCGAAAGCGTTGGCGTGGATGCCCAGAGTTTCAGCGCGGTCAGCGCGGTCACGTAGCGCTCGCGCCTGTCCTCCAGCCCGTTGGTGCCGCCGTTCAGTTTGCGCGTCACCGCCAGCACCGGATCGACGGCGGTGCACAGGCCGGACAGGCCGAAGTCGAGCCACACCCAGCCGGCGGACATCGCCGCGTGTTCCGGCTGCTCGAGCAGCCACGGCTCGGTCGTCAGCGGCAGGCCGAGCGCGCGACCGCAGCGCTCGTAGTTGGTCCGCCCGGTGACCTGCAGCAGGCCGCGGCCGCGGAACAGCGGGCCGTCTCCTGGCTGGGTGTTGCCCAGGTCGCGCCGGCCCTCGTATGCCTCGCCGCTGGCCAGCTCGCGCACGTACTGCAGCGAGCCGGACTCGTGCGCGATCTGCGCCAGCCACATGGCGATGCGGTGCCAGTCGTCGCCGACGTACGCGCGGCGCGCGGCCTCGAGGAACGGCGCGTAGAGGTCCGCCGCCGCGCCGGCGCGCGGCATGACCTGCCGCAGGAGGTCGGCGGTGATCATTCGAACCCGTCCTCCAGCGCCCGCCGGATGCGGTCCTCGCGGTGACACCTGAACTCAGGCTTCTGCAGGCAGTACACCGGCTGGCTCTCGTACTGCAGCACCCGGCGGATCGCCATGGTCTGCACCGCCGAGTAGCCCGAGCAGACCAGCGTGATGGCGATCATGGATACCGGCGCGACGATCACGTCGCCGCCGACCGCCAGCGTCCACCAGAAGCGGATCGCCCAGATCGTGAAGCCGACCCCGGCGGCCATGCGCGCGACGACGTACTTCTGCCGGCGCTCGAAGGCGATGCGCGCGTAGGTCATCAGCGCGGCGAACGTGATCAGCACGGCCAGGCCGATGTCGCCGGCGAAGTACCCGACGCCGTCCAGCATATCTGTCATCCGACGATCCTCCGCACGTAGGCTTTCACCCCCTCCCATCCGACGAGGAGCGCGGCCCCGATCAGCGTGCCGATCAGCGACAGGTAGCCGGAATGCTTCAGGCGTGCTACGAAAGCCTTGTGCTCCTGCACCCAGAGCACGGCCTCGGCGACCTGCTGCGGCGTGAGCGAGTAGCGGCGGCTGAGTTCGTCGACCACGGCCGAGGCGATGAGCCCGACGCGGAGTTTTTCTTGTTCGAGCTCGTCCGACACATCTGGCCTCCTACAGTGCCGGCCAGGCCGGAACCACTGCGTCCACCTGCGCAATCGTCGTTGCCGCCTGCACCTGGTCGGCGGCGGTCCTGCCGGCGGCGTAGGTGTTGCTCAGCCAGGTCATGTCGGCGGTGAGTTGCCGTGCCGCAGGAGCGATAGACAAGAGGACCTGCGCAGCAGGGACACCATGTCGAACGTCTGCAGCGCCGGGAAGCGCGTCTGCATCCGCTCAAGGCCATCCGACTTGATCTGCTGCAGACGGCGGACCTTGGCCTGCGCCAGCGTCTCGGCCGGCGGAACCGGCGGAACGTACGGGTCCGGCACGTTGCCGGCGCGCAGCCACGTTTGGTAGTCGCGCCAGAGGTCGCCGCTGGCCGGGACGATGCGCTGCTGCGTGTCGGTCTTCAGCACGCCGATGCGCAGCAGCCGGTACAGCGCCATCAGCCGGGACCGATGGTCACGTCGCCGCGCGGCGGGTTAGGCGGCGGCGGGTCGTCGTCGCGGATCAGCCCGAGCCGCTTGGCGATGCGCCGCAGCAGGCTTTCCTTGGCGGCGGTCGGACCCCACGACGGCTCCTCTCCGCGCTCGCCGTGGCTTTTCCCGTACTGCTTGAATGCCTGCGCCAGTTTCGGGTCGCTTTCCGTGCGCTTGTTGCCTGCCATGATGACCTCCGTTAGTTGAACTCGACCACGACGGCCGCGTTCTGCCCGTGCGGCGTACTTTTCCACTTCACCTTCGGTAGGTACTTGATCCACGGCATCGCGGCCTCCTTGCTGTTGCGGTAAGCGATCCGCCGCGCGATGGCTGCGGCCTTCTCGCGCGCCTTGCGGCAGGCGGCGCAGCTCAGACGAGCCCCTCGATCTCGAAGCTGCATACCGAGTAGGTCGGATAGCGCACGTCGAGCGAGAAGTCGCGGTAGTACCCGTAGACGATCCCAGGCGCCGCGTAGTCTGTCGCCGTCGAGGCGATCCAGACCGTCGGCGTCGCCCGCAGGCTGGAGATGAGCCGGTGGACGCGGTTGAGCTGGTTGTTCTGGATCAGCGCCTCGACGCTCAGCGTCTTGGCGAAGCCGCGCTGCACCAGCACCGTATCGCCATAGTCGTCGGTCGACTTGACGCTGTAGTCGATGATCCCGGCCGAGGCGCCGGCCTGCGCCGTGCCGATCTCGTTGTTCGTCCCGAACACCGCGGCGCCGATCGATACGGTGCCGGTGCCGGTCAGCGAGATGGTCAGCGACATGCTGGCGTTCGCCGGGATGTTGAGCGCCACCGCCTCGCTGATGCCGGCCACGTCGATCGTGCGCGAGTACGTCGTCGAGGTGCCGACCACGCCGGTCAGGGCGAGCGACGTGCCGGTGACGCTGAAAAACGCCGCCGCGTCGATCGCGCCAGGCGTGACGACGACCGTCAGCGGCGAGGTGCCAGAGGTCAGCGACGACGGCGACTCGTCGAACATCGCGTTGACGTTGGCCGGGCCGAGCTGAAGCCATGGGTAGTTCTGGTCGAACAGCGGCTGCTCTCCGGCCGTCGTGACCTGCTGCGCCTCCCAGTACCTGTCCGCGTACGCGACCCGGTCCAGCTGGTTATAGGTCGACGTGCTGCTCCAGTCGGCATAGGTGTTCGTCGCCGTCGTGCTGGTCAGCATCGTGGAGGTGTCGAACGTGACCGGGACGAGTACGCGCACGGCTATGTCCCCCCTGTACAGGTCGAGACGCGGAGCGACTCGCCGCAGTCGGTGATGTCGCGGACGCGCTGAAGCTGCCGGCGGACCTTGCGGATGTCCTGCGCCATGATCGAGACGCGCTCGATCAGCTTCTCCATATCGGTCATGTCTCCGCCTCCGGTCCCGCCGAAGCCGACCAGGTTGCCCTCGTCTATGCCGGCGTCGATCCGATCCTGGTACTCGCGCGCGAAGCGGGCCAGAGCCTGCTGCTGCGCCATGTCGCGCTGCTCCGGCGACATGTTGTCGAACACACCCATCTGGATGTTCTTCTGCAGGAGCAGCTTCGCCCGCGCCATCGCCTCCGGCGAGATTCCGCTCATGGTCGCGCCTGCGAGCGAGCCCCCATCGGAGACCCCGCTGACCGCGTCGCCGATGACCTGGCCGGCCGCGTTCTCGTCGACGGCGATGTTCGGCCCGATGACGATATCGCCGAGGCCGTTCGCGCCGAGACCGCCGCCGCCATTCGGCGGCTTGCCGAGGCCTGAAGTACCCACGCCGGCATCGAACTCCGACAGCTTCCGTATCCCGGCGTTGATCTCCTGCAGTTGCGTCAGCTGCTCGTTGGCCACGTCCAGCGCCATCTGCGCGTCGCTGATCTGCTCGTCCGCCACCCCGCCGATCTGCTCGAGGCTCTTGGCGAGCTGGATGCGCGCCCGCTGCTCGTCCACCTTCGTGGCGAACGTGCCGAACCCGCCCTCGGCCGCCTGCACCGCCTTCTGCAGCGCCTCGCGCTCTGGCAGGTAGCCGGTCCGCAGCGCCGTCTCGGCGGCCTGCCGGATGAACGCCGAGCCGGCCTCCGGCGACATCGCCAGCCCGCCGGTCGAGGTCAGGCTGTCGACGGCGTCAGAGATGAAGTCCCGTAGCGGCTGCAGCGCGGAAAGCTGCTCGCGCGCCACGTCGGCGGCTGCCTGCGCGGCGGACTGCGTCGCCCGCTTCCAGTCGTCGATCAGGTAGATCTGCCGGAGCAGGGACCGATTGCTGCCGTCGAGCGCCGCCATCTCGCGCTGGCGCAAGGCAGCCGTGTCGCCCTGCGCCTGGAGCAGTCTGGTCTGCAGCCCTTCCCTCTCGGCCGCGACCTGCGCGATCTGCGCGTTGACGCGCGCCAGCTCGTTGGCGGCAGCGGCGGCAGCCGCGGCCTCGTCCTCCAGCGCATAGATCCGTTCAAGGATCGCCCGGTTGCTCTCGTCGACCGCTGCCAGCTCGGACTCGCGGATCGCGGTTGTGTCGCCCAGGGCGCGGAGCAGCCGCGCCTCAAGGTTCTGCCGCTCGCCGGCGACCCGCGCCGCCTGGTCGGCCGCCTCCTGCGCCGCCTTCGCCTCGTCCTCGAGCGCGTAGATGCGCTGCAGCAGCGAGCGGTTGCTCGGGTCCAGCGCGTTCAGTTCCAGCTGGCGGAGCGCGACCGTGTCGCCCTGCACCTCGAGCAGCCGGCGCTCCAGTTCGGCCCGCTCGGCGGCGATGTCCGCGGCAGACCGCAGCGCCTCGCCGACGGCCTCGATCTCCGGGTTCAGCTCGGCAAAGGCGCCGGCCACCGCCAGCAGCGCGGCGTAGGTCTGCCGGCCGGACTCGGTCGACAGGTCCTGCGCCTCGACCAGCGCGCGGAACTCGGCGCGGCTGGCCGGCAGCTGGACGTTCATCGCAGCGAGAGCCTCGGTCAGCTGACCGCGCAGCATGGCCTCGCGCTCGCCCTGCGAGTAGAACTCCTGGTAGTAGGTGCCGAGGTTGGACGCGAGCTGGCTGATGCCGCCGGACAGTTCGGCGATCGACGCCAGCGCCTCGACGGAGGCATCGCCTACGTCGCCGATCAGCTTGGCGACCTCACCAGCGGTCTGCGCCGTGGCGATGGCCTGCTCGACCTGTTCCTTGGTCGCCGAGGCGACGTCGATCTTGGCAAAGAAGTCGGCGAACTGAGCCGGCAGGTCCGAAGCCTGCAGGCCGGCGAGCAGGAGGCGAGGCAGTTCGGCCTCGAGCCGCGCCTGCACCGTGTCGTTGCCGGCGTTGACGTTGGAGACGTACAGCGGGCCGCCGGCGCCGGTCAGCTCGGCGACGGTCTGGCCGCCCTTGCCGTCCGGCGAGACGGACGAGAACAGGCCGTAGCGCAGCGCCTGGTTGCCGGTGCCGCCGAGCGCGCGGACGATGTCGTTGACGCTGGCGATGATCGGCATCAGCGCCTCGTCATATGCGGACGAGGACTGAAGGTTTGGAGCGCGCCACGGAGCAGTCGCAGACTGGCCGGCAGCGTCGAGATAGGAGAAGTTCTGCAGCGCCGGCGATCCGCCGTTGTCCTTAATCCGCTTGGCCAGCGAGTAGACACCGAGGGCGATTCCGACGTAGGGCAGCAGCGCGCCGGCGCCGAGGCCGAGTCCGGCTCCGATCCCTGCCGACGTCCCGGTGCCGATCAGCGACCCGGCCGCGGACAGCGTGCCGAGCGTGCCGGCGCCAGCGGTCAGGCCGAACGTGCCTAGCGTGCCGAAGACGCCAGCGCCCAGCGTGCCGCCTAGCGCACTTGCACCGCTGAGAAGCTGGCCGATGATGCCGAGCGACCCGCCGCCGCCGGACGCGCCAGCGGCACCGCCGCCGGCCGATGCCACGCCCGGCAGGCTCAGCGAGAACGCGCCCGTCAGCGACTGCGCGATCGTCCGCGCGACGGTCGTCTTGAAGTAGTTGGCGATCCAGTCTCCGACGCTCTTGGCGATCGACCGCCCACCGGAGAATCCGCCGACCATCGCGTCGGTCAGCGCCTGCTCGATCTGGTCCGCCGTCCGCGTCCACTGGTCGCGCGTCCGCGCCGCGGCGTCGGCGAGCGCGCCCTTCGCGGCCAGGTTGGCCTCGGCCTCGTTCAGCCTCTGAAGCGCGGCGATCCGCGCGTTGATCGCGTCGATCTCCGCCTGGCCGGCGAGCAGCACCATGTCGGAGGTCGCCAGCGACTGCAGCCGGACGATTTCCGCGTTGCGCAGCTCGATCGTCAGCGCCGCCTGCGCGTCCTTGGACAGGCCGAGCTGCTTGGCCTCCATGTCCAGCGCGCGGGCCTGCTCGAGGATCTTCTGCGTCTCGTCCGAGTACGCCTGGACGCTCTTCTCGCGCTCGTCGGCCGCCTTCTCCAACGCCTTCGCCACCTCGGCCTGCGCCTCGGCCGCCTGCTTGGCGATCTCCTTGGACGACTCCTGCGCCTCGATCAGTTCGATGACCGCCTTGACGTACTGCTCGGTCTTGTCGGCGTTCCGCGAGTACCAGAGTTCGAGCAGGCGCAGCTTCTCGACGTAGTCGCCGGAGACGCCGAGAGACTTGGAGGTCAGGTCGGCGACCAGCTTGGCGGCGGCGGCGTACTCCTTGATCGCCTCCTTCGCGGCTGCCGTGTTGTTGCCGAGCCCGCCCATCGCCTTGGACAGCGCACGCGCCTTCTCGTCGACCGCCGGCAGCGTCTCCGTCCACAGCCGCTTTAGGAACTGCTCATTCTCTAACCCGGCCTGGTTCGCGTCGGAGAATCCGCGCTTTAGTTCCTCCCACGCGGCGCTGACGTTGCCCTTGGCGAGTTCGGTTAGCGCGGCGAACACCCCGGCGATGCTCTTGCCGACCATCTCGAAGACGGTGATCACGATGCTGCCGCCGGAGACGAGTACCTTGAACGCCGCCGCTACGCCGCGCGCCGCCTTGTCTAACGTGCCGGACTCCTTGGCGGTCTTCAGCAGATGGCCGGCCATGCCCTCCAGCGTCGGCAGCACCTCTTTCAGGATCTTGTTGCCGAGACCCTGTGACACCTGCCCGAGGATGACCAGCATGTCGTTGGTCCTGTCGGCCGCCGCTACCGTGCGCTGGTCGAGCGTCAGCCCGAGCGCCTCGGCGGTCGCGGTCAACTCCTGCAGCCCATCCTTGCCGTTGTTCAGGAACGGGACAAGCTGCGGGCCGATCTTCTTGCCGAACACGTCGGCGGCCAGCGCCGTCTTCTGCGCGCCGTCGGCCATGCCGGAGAAGGCCTCGGCAAGGTCGAGCAGGACGTCCTCGGTCGGCCGCAGCGCCTTTGTCGCCGTGTCCGCGACCTCGACGCCGAGCGTCTCAAACGCCTTGGCCGAGTCCGCCGCCGGGTTGCGCAGCGACTCGACCATCGTGATGCCCAGTTCCTTGATGCCCTTGCCGAGCGTATCCAGGCTGGCGCCAGAGACGTCGGCGGCGAGCTTGAACTTGGACAGCGTCTCTACCGGGATGCCGACGGCCGAGGCTAGGTCGCCCATGCTGTCGGCGGCCTCGAGCGCGTTCTTCGTGATGGCGGCGAAGAACGCGCCAGCGGCCCCGACGGTCAGGCCGGCGAACAGGCCGCCGAGCTGGCCCCTGACGCTGCCGGCGAAGCCGCTGATCGACCGCCGCGCCTGGTCGAGCTGCTGCTTCAGCTGGCCGCCATCGACGGCCATCCTGACCAGCAGCGCGTTGTTATCGGCTCCGAGCATCATCCACCCTTGTCGTCCCTGCGCTCAGCAAACACGCGCAGCGCCTCGCCTTCCATCACGCGCAGGCCATCGAACGCCTGCGGCCACTCCCCTCGCGGGACGCGCATCATCCCGAGCACGACCGGGATCGCCTCGTACCTGAGACCGATGGGACCGCCCATGCCGACCTGCCACTGAGTGCCGAGCCGGATGAACGCCTGCACAGCCGTCCAGTGCTCCGGCCAGATGTCGAGCGTCTCAGGCTCGACGTAGCCGGTAGCGGTAAGACCCAACGCGGACGCCGCGGCGGCACTTTCGGCAGCCTGACGGCCGCCGTCCATGATCAGCCGCGCGGCGTCGGTCAGTTTTTTCTGCGGGCCGCCGACAGCTCGGTGATGTACGCGAGCGCGACGACCGATGGGGCGCCGGGGTAAGCGTCGAGGAAGTCCTTGCACGCCTCCGCTGTGAACGGAACCGGCGAGCCGTCCTCCGCCCCCACGCCTTCCCAGCCTTGCAGAACGGATACGACGTGAGCGGCCAGCTTCTGCCCCTGCAGCGTGCCGGCCTTCTCCGCCCAGGAAGCCAGGGCCTGCTGGCCCTGGTGTTTCCCGGTGAAAACCACCGCCTGCGGTTCCTGCTCCCCTGGCACAGCGATGGACGCCGTGAACTTGAACGTCGGTTGTGGTTTGAGGCGGATCATCAGTCGGTGTACTCCGTGACTGCTGCCGCGGCGGCGACGCCGATGGTCCGCTTCAGCACGTTGTTGACCGCGACTGCCGGCGCGCTGGACTTGCTCCAGATGCCGGTGGCGACGATGCGCGGAATCGAGTTGACGTCGAGCACGCGCATGGCGCGGTTCGACAGCGCCGCCTCGGAGGCGTTGACGTGCGTCCAGAAGCTCGCGCTCTGGTCGTCGTCGACGCTGACCGAGATGTTCAGGCTCGACTTGACCGTCGGGAACCGGAAGACCAGCGGCACGTCGAGGTACTGGCCCTCGGCGTACTGCTGCTCTCCGCCGGTGACGTCGAGCGAGTTGACCTGCGCGATGTCCGCCCAGCCGGTGATCTCCTTCGCCGTGCCTGTGCCGGACCAGGTCGGGTAGATCGCGGTGCTGGACGTGTCCAGCCCCTCGAGCGTGACCGAGGTCGCGTCGGTGGCGGCGACGCGGAATACGCGACCGGCCAGCGACGGCCAGACGGAGTGCGTCAGCTCGACGAAGTCATCGCCGGCGATGCCGTGGCTGGTGCCGACGGTCGCGACTGCCGTCGATGCGTTGCTGATGCTGGTGACATTGACAGGGGTGCCGTAGCCGGTGGCAATCTGCACCTTCGAGCCGTTAACAATGATGCGGGCCATGTAAAACTCCTAGGACAAAGATGTCGGATCTGCCGACGGTGTGAAAAGCGGCGCAATGCGGTACAGCAGCAGCCGGCGCGCCACCGGCTGATCCGTAGAAAGATCGAAAAACGGACGATCGAACGAGACCGGCACGATCTGCACCGCCCGGCCGCCGATGCTGGTCAGCGTGCGGATCGCCGCCTGCACTTCTCCGGCGATCGTGTCAAGCGTCGTCTGAAGCCCCGAGGCGCCCTTGACCACGCACTCGATGCCGACGTCCACGTCGACCTGCAGCGTGGTCATGTCGAGCGACGCCGGCCCGACCTGCGGACTCCAGCAGCTGACGATCAGCGCCGGCACCTGGTCGGCCTGCAGCGTGTGCGGCTCGTCCTCGTAGACCCGGCTGCCCGTGGTCGCCAGCCCGGTCAGCTCGGCGATCACCGCCGCGCGCACCGTCGTCAGGTAGTGCGGCATCAGTTCGCCTCCAGCACGAGGATCGTCTCCAGCCCGTCCGGCCCGATCGGCAGCACATTGCGGATCGTGTAGGTGTCAGCCCCGCGAACGACAGCGTCTCCCGCCGCCGCGTGCGCTACCGTCGATGCGATGCAGCGCAGCGCGGGAGCCGTGCCGGCCACGCTCAGCGCCTCGGCGTAGCCGGTGTCGAAGAAGCAGACGACGTCCGTGCCGGCGACGGTGATCGACTCGCCCTGCGCGGCGTAGGCTGCCGCCAGGTCCGTTGCCATCGTCATCAGAACCTCACGAAGACCTTGCCACAGTCGTGCGTCTGCACCCGGTCGCCGAACATCTCATCGACCGCCTTCGTCGCGCCGTCCAGCGCGCCGTAGTCGTCGAACCACATCACGCCGCCGCGCACCATCCGCGGCGACAGCTCGACGATGCAGGCGCGATAGGTCGCGTACTGGTCGCAGTCCAGGTGCGCGAAGGCCACCGGCCCGGTATCGGTCGCCGGCAACGTCTCGGCGGCGTCCCCGACAACGATCAGCGCGTCCGGCAGCAGCTCACGCACGGCGCCGACGCTCGTATCAGAGAAGTCGCCGATCTTGTGGAAGTCGACGCCGTCGGTCTGCTCCGGTATCCCGGTGAACGTGTCGAACAGCCACAAACGCCGCGCCTGATCGGCCGCCACCGCGGCGAGCTTTACCGCGCTGCCGCCCTGATAGACGCCGACCTCGACGAAGTCGCCCGGCGGGGTCGCGGCAGCCACGGCGCACATCTCGCGCATCTGTTCCGCGTTGATCAGGCTTCTCATGCGGCCTTCAGCAGCGGAGTCGAGCGCGGGAAGACCATCACGTAGCCCTGGTCGGCGTAGTCGACGATCATGCCGTGCGTGTTGCCGTACAGCTCGCGGATGAAGTCCAGCCGATCGCTCCCGCGCCTGATCCCCGCGAGCGGCGGCCAGTCCGCCGGCAGGTCGCCGGCGCCGTACGGGCCCGGCACGTAGATCCGCGCGTCGTCGATCAGCAGCACGTCCTTCGCCATCGGCCGCGCGGCGCGGATCATGCGGATCTCGTCGTCCAGCGGCAGCCTGACCGCCGCGTCCTTCTCGGCACCGTAGTCCGCGCCGTGGTGCGCGCCAGGGAAGTGCGCGTCTAGCCAGAACAGCGCCGGCTCCGGCGGCAGCTCCTTGAGGATCATCGGCAGGCATTTCCCGCTGCTGCCCTCCCAGACCTGCACCTGCTTGTGCGCCGAGAACCGGAACCGCGCCGCGCCGGCCAGCTCCGGCACGATCTCGATCGTGTGGATCGGATCGAAGCCGGCCAGCCGCGCCTGCTCCGTGCCGTCTCCGCCGGCGGTGCCGGTCTCGACGAAGGAGCGCAGGCCGTGCAGGACGCGGACGCCGGCGAGGTTGAAGTGCGCCAGGGTTCCCATCACGCCACCTCCGCCAGCACGTCCTGCTCCAGTTCCTTCTCGCCGATCTGCCCGTTCAGCCACTGCATCGCGTACTCGACCACGGTCTCCGCCGTCATCGCCGACTGGCACGCCGCCGCGCCGTCCGGCGCTCGGTGGCAGTTGGCCCACGTCGCGTGGATGCGGTGGCACGGGTAGCACGGCAGGCCGTCCGGCTCGAGAGCGATCGTCCTGTCCCAGTCACGCGTCAGCTGGAACGCCGTGGAGTGCGACAGCAGCACCATCTTCAGCGGCGACTCGTTCGCCACCGAGTTGACGATCGCCGACTCGGTGCCGATCACCACGTCGCACTGCGCCGCCAGGGCGTAGCACTTGCGGATGTCCCAGTCCTGCCCGACCACCTGCCAGCCTCCCGGCGCGGTGAACTTCTGGCCCTTCAGGTCGCCGACCAGGTAGCCGGCGACGCCCTTCTCGGCGAACAGCTCCATCGCCTTCTGCGCGTGCGGCCACCACTTCGGCGCGCTAGAGCCGCCCGGATTGATCATCACGACCTTGCCGGCATGCTTGACCCGCTCGCCGATCGCCCAGGCCAGCTCGTCCTTCGTCGGGCAGAACCTGACGCGAACCGCGGCGCGGTCGAACGGCACGCGCGCCGCCTTGTGCACCGTCTCGACGTAGTTCTGGTTCATCACCGCCCGCCGGGTGTCGTCCGGGAGCCAGTAGTTGCTGTGCGTCATATGCGGCAGCAGCGATCCCTCGACGCTTCCGATCAGGTTGATCAGCCGCGTGTGCTTCCTCTCCAGGTGCAGGATGTGCCGCATCTGCAGCTCGCCGACCGTGGCGAATCCGGCCTTCTGGTTGGCCTCGTCGCTGGTGCCGAAGATGCCGTCCGGCTGCACCACGATCCGGTCGATGTTCGGGTCGTGCCGCAGGCTGGTCTCGCCCTGCCGCTGGGTGTAGACCGTGACGTGCCCGTACTCGCGCTTCAGCGCCGGCAGGATCGACGAGATCCACAAGGCGTCGCCGTACGCTCCCAGGCGGACGATGCCGACCGACCGATCCGGCTTCGCCGCCGGCACGTACTCGGTGCAGGCGACCGTGTCGCGCTTCCGGTAGACCTGCAGGAAGCTGTACTCGTCGCCGTCCGAGCGGACCTCGTCGCGCACCTGCTCCCATCCCTTGCCAGACCGCCACGCCACCTGCTGCATAGCCGCCGTGATGTCGGCGTTGCGGAAGTCGTGCCTGTGGTCCGGGTTCGATCCGGGCATGCCGATGTTCGGATACCAGTCCGCGTGCGGCAGGTACAGCACCAGGTAGCCGCCGACCCGCAGCAGCCGCCACCACTCCTTCAGTACCGCGACGTGGTCGTCGACGTGCTCGAGCGTGTGCGACGAGAAGACCGTGTCCACCGTGGCGTCGGCGAACATGTCGAGCCGCGCGACGTCGCCCGGCAGGTCCGGGTTCGCCTTGATGCCGAACAGCGCGGCGTCCTTGTTGTTGTCGACGCCGATCACGTCCTTCGACGGGAAAATCTTCCGCGGCCCGCAGCCGAGGTCGAGGCAGCGCCCCTTGAAGAACTCCACCACGTCGGAGGCGACCTTGGCCGCCTCGGAGCCTTGCGGCCCGTCTGCTCTCCACACCATGTTCTGTCGATCCCTGTGTCGATCCCTGATGAGATCCGGCGGCAGGCGGTCAGGGGTCCGCTCTTCGGTTGCGAACCTAGCCGCCGGAAAAGGAAAGGCCCGCCGAAGCGGGCCCGAGGCTGAACGCCGAGGCGTTAGCCGGTGATGCCGGTGCCGACCGCGAAGGCCGCGCCGTAGCGGACCAGGACGTCGCACGAGTACATCGCGCGCACGCCGACGATGCCGGCCTGGAAGTTGGCGTATGGGTTGGTCTCGATCTCGACCGTGCCCCACTCGCCGATGACGACCTGCGAGAAGTCGCCGGCCAGCATCGTGCCGCTGGTGATCTGCGCCGAGGCCATCGCACGCGCCCCGACCACGCGCCCGTCGAGCAGCGCGCCGTCCCAGATCGGCATCGAGCCGTAGGTGCCGTTGGTGAACTTGCCCATCAGCAGCGCGGCGATCGCCGGGTGGCAGACGTAGGTGAAGCCGCCGCCGAGCGCGTTGGCCGCGCCGACCACCGACTGGAAGCGGATCATGTCGGCGTAGTTGACGGCCGTGCCGGCAGTCGGGTTGGCGGTGCCGAGGCCAGTCGTGTAGCGGATGCCGAGCGGCTGCGTCGAGTTGGTCGACGTGCCGGCCAGCGCCGCCGTGTCGACCGCCAGCGCCACCTGCCGCGCCATGTCCGACGTGATGAAGTTCTCGACGTCGAGCGACGACTGCAGCAGCAGCTGGCGGCTGTACTGCTGATAGCCGCCGACGGTCTTCGGAGAGAGCGTCTTCTGGCCGACGGTGGCGTTGGACTCGGTCGCCGTGCCGGACTCGCCGAGCCAGCCGACCGCGCCTGCCGCCGCCTGCGTCGGGATCGTCACCGAGCCCTGCAGGCCGGACAGCATGGTGGCGCCGGCGGCCATGACGACCGAGCGGTTGCGCAGCAGGCTGATGAAGTCCTGCGGCCGGATGTCGGTGCCGACCAGGTAGCCGCCGGACGAGGCCGTGCCGACGATCATCTCGCGGGAGAGGACGTCGATCGGCATGATGAACGTGTGCTCGTTCATCACCTTGCCCATCCGCTGCGCGGTGGCGCGCGAGACCTCGGCCTCGAAGCCGGCCTTCGACCAGTCGCGGTTGATGCAGGCGTTGATCGCGCGGACGATCGAGAACCGCTTCGCCTCAGCCGGCGTCAGCCCGAGGACCGCCGGCGAAGCCTTGCTGCGCTCCTCCTTGATCCGCAGGATGTCGTCGGCGATGGCGTCCCACGACTTGCCCGAGCGGACCCAGTGCATGACCTGGCGCTCGTCCGTGATGTCGTTGGTCTGCGCCAGCTTGCGGATGGTGTCTGTGCGCTTGGCCTCGTAGCCGACCACGTCGAAGTCGTCGGTGACGCGAACGCTGTTTTCCGCTTGTGCGCCCGCGGCGGCGGTGTTGCTGGTGTCCATTGTCGGACCTCCATGTTGTGCGGCAGGCGCCGCGGGTTGATCAGCGGCGCGCGTTACGCGAACCGTGATTTCTTTCTCTTGCGACCGGCCGATGCCGATCGAACTGTCTGCAGGGACCGTGACCAGGCTGACCTCGAGCGGCTCGAAGTCGCGCACGATGTAGGCGCCGCGCTTCTCGTCCTCCTCGACCTCGTGAATCTGGTAGCCGATGGAGACATTGCGCAGTCCGCCCTCGACCATCTGCTGCACTTCCTTCGCCCGGGCGGTGGCGAACAGGTGGGCGTCGACCATCAGACGGCCATCGCGCACGTCGGCGGCGTCGATCATCCCGATGGGGTCATCCCACGAGTGATTGAACAGCAGCGGAACAGCGCCTCGGTTGAACCGCTCCATGCGGATCGCCTTCGGATCGTGCGACAGGATCTCCGTGCCGAAGAACCGCTCGACCGGCGCTTCGCTGCTTGCGCTGAACTGCAGCCGGTACAGCTCGCCGGAACCGTCCTTCGCGGCACGCTTGCCCACCGTGAAGTCCGTCGGCGTGACGTCCCGCAGCAGCGGCCCCACCTTGATCTGATCAGCCATTGCGGCCTCCAAATGAAACGAGCCGCGCAGGGCGGCCCGTGTCGGGTTGATCTTCGTCGTCGTCCGGCGGCGGCTTGGCCTTCGGCGCCGGCTTCGGATCGTCCTCGACCGTCGTGTCGACCTTGATGCCGGCCTCCGCCATCGCGTCCAGTTCGCGCCGGCGCGTGGCAATGACGTCCTCGATGTCGATCCCGCCGGAGGTCTGCGCGACGACGTCGGTGACGGTCATGAACCCGTTGCGCACGGCGGCGGCGTAGGCGTCCTGCTCTTTGCTCGGGTCGACCCACGACCAGCCGCGCGGCTTCCACTTGACCGCCAGGTAGCGCTCCGTGTCGGACAGGAACGCCTCGAGCGGCACCTCGGCGATCGCCCGAGCCATGACCGCGGCCTGCATCCACTCGGCATGAAGCGGCTCGCGGAAGGCGCGAATCCACCACTGCTGCAGCACCTTCCACATGTCGCGGTCGTCGAGCAGCGCCAGCCTGCTCGAGCTGTAGTTGCTCTGCGAGTAGTCCCGCGACAGGCTTTCGTAGCTGACGCCTACGCCGGCGGCGACCTCGCGCAGCATGTAGCGCAGGAACGGGTCGATATTCGTGTTCGGCCGCGTCGGCGTGTGAAAGTTGAGCTTCTCTCCGGGCATCAGCTGCTGGATCTGCCCGGGCTCGATGTCGACCGACGGCGGCATGGAGCCGTCGTTGTAGTCGGTTGCCAGCGGGTTGGCGCTCTCCGGCGACTCGATCGTGCCGAAGTAGTAGGCCGAGGCACGCGCGGCCTGCACTTCGCTCGCCGAGTACTCGCCGATGTCGTCAAGCTTCCTGACCACCGTGTGCATCCACGGCTCGCCCCTGGTCTGCGGCCAGCGCCCGGGCAGCTTCAGGTGGATGATCTCGGCGGCCGGCACGCGGATGATCTCGTCGGCCAGGTTGCCCTGCCACCGGCGGTCGCCCGGGTGCTTGCGGCGCAGGTAGTAGGCGACCGGCCGCTGGTACTCGTCTAGCTCGACTCCCATGCGGACGTTGCCGTTGACGTTGAACGCCGGCGCGTGCATGTCATCGAGCAGCCGCTCGGCCTCGATCAACTCAAGCGCGATCGGCACGCGAGACCTGCCGAAGCGGCGGTAGTGCTTGCGCAGCAGCACCTCGCCGGCCTCGAAGACCTCGCCGATGGCGACCCGCTCGAGGTCGGAGAAGTGCAGCGTGCCGCCAGTGTGGCAGGCGTCCGCCCGGCACCACTGCCACCAGACCGTCTCGATGCCGTCGTTCACGCGCGTGTTCAGCTTCTTGCGCGTCGACATCACCTGCCCCTGCAGGCCGACGCCAGGGCCGACGACGTTGTTGGCGACTATCTGCTTGGCGCGCTTGGCGTAGGCGTTGTCGCGGACCAGCTGGCGGGACCGCGCCCGCAGGATCGACAGCTGCCCGGCCAGCTCGGTGTCGGCGCTGACGTTGCCGGACGTGCCGAAGCCGAGCGTCGTGCGCGTGTGCGCGGCGCCGGCGTAGCGGCGCAGCGAGCGCGGTGCACCGGCCCAACCGGAAACATCGGCCCGAGTCGCGGTTGCGGCCTCCGTCGGCTTTTCATTCGCAGACGCCTGCGGTACGTCAGCCGGCAGCGGCACCCAGCGGCCGACACGAGCGTCCCAGCGCTCAGTCGCTCTGAAGGTGTTGTTAAGCACGGCTCATCCTCACGTAGACCTTGCGCGGGTCGGCCATTCCCCGCCGGATTGCATCGGCGCGAACCTCGCGCGCGACCTCCTTCTCCCAGTAGTCGACCGCGGCGATCATGCTCGACACCGCCTCGGCGGCCGTGGCGTACTTGAACCGCCGCTCGCCGATCGTGTACTCGACGATGCCGCTTACGGCCGACCCGGACGTGCCGACGTTGGCCGCGCGCGCCTGCGCGTCCGCGAGCGCCTGCTTGGCGTCGTCCAGCGCCTTCTGCGCCTGCGAGCGGCCGTCATAGCCGGCGGCGACCGTCCGCGGGTTGGCGAGGATCTCGACCTGCTCGAACGCCGGCTCGACGGTGTACGTCTCGGCGCCGAGCGTCACGTAGGCTGTGACCGAGTACCAGCCGGCCGACCAAATCGCGGTGTCCGATGCAGCGACCGCCAGCGTGTAGTCGTCGCCGTCGGCGGTGGCGTTGAACGTGATGACCGACGAGTTGCCGCCGCGCGGGATCAGCCGGTAGGTCAGCGTCCAGCCGGCGGAGGCCGGGTAGGTCGTGCCTTCCGAGTCCTTCGGCGCGGCGACGTCCTGGCTGAGCGTGTCGCCCGCCACGAGCTTGGTGCTTACGGTCATCGTCCGTCCTTGTAGCCTACGGCTAATAGATGCGCGGCAGCGCGCCCTTCCTGACCCGCCCGGTCGGCAGGTCGTCCTTCGTCAGCCGCAGCGCGGCCTCGCGCGGCCGGCGGTTGCCTAACCTGGTCAGCGCCGGCGCGGTCATGGTCGCCAGCGTCAGGTCTTCCAGCGTGATCGCCGCGGACCCGATCCGCGTGTCGCCGGTGACCTCCATGCCGGAGGCCGCCACCGTCAGGTCGACCAGCGTGATCGCGGCCGATCCTTCGATGCCGCGCAGGCCGGTCGCGGCGACCGTGATGTCGCCCAGCGTGATGCCGAGCGCGCCGGCGATCTCCACCAGGCCGGTGGCCGCCGAGGTGACGCCGTCCAGCGTGACCGCTGCCGACCCGCTGATCGCCAGCTTGCCGGCGGCCGATACCGTGGCGTCGCCGAGCGTGATGCTGGCGGTGCCGGACGCGCCGGTCGACAGCACGCCGGCGCCGGAGACCGTGACCGCGTCGAGCGCCTTGGCGAGCGCGCCAGCGATGGCGAGCTTGCCAGTCGCCGCCGCCGTCAGGCTGCCGAGCGTGACGGCAGACGTTCCTGTGATCGCCAGCGTGCCGGTAGCGGCAGCGGTGAGGCTACCTAGCGTGATCGCTGCGGTTCCGGTGCCGGCGGCGGCCAGCGTGCCGGTCGCCGCAACCGTCGCGTCGTCCAGTGTCTTCGCCAGCGCACCGGAGATCGCCAGTTTGCCGGCGGCGCTCGAGGTCAGCGCGCCGAGCGTAACGGCTGCGCTGCTTGAGATTGCTAGCTGGCCGGTCGCGCTACCAGTGAGCGCGTCAAGTGTTGCTGCGAGGGTCCCGCTTACCGCCCCGCCGCCTGCGGACGGCAGGTAGATGCGGCGATGAAGTGGTCGCAGAAACTGGTAAGGAGCACGGCCAATCTCTGCGTGCTCCTCAGCGGTTAGATGCCTATCGCCCCACGCCCAGACGTACTCAAGCGTCAGGTGGTTAGCTACCACCGCGCCATTTACTGAAGCTAGAACGCCAACATAGTCGGTCGCAGTTAGCGTCGGGTTAGCTGTGTCCTGAGCAGAACCAAGAGCCTTCCCCTCAAAATAAAAGTTCAACCCGCCAGTTGTGCTTGGCGTGTGTGAAACGCCAAAGCTTCTGGAGTATTTGTCGTATGCGTCTATGTACCAATTGGCGTGCGTTGCACTAATTTGATTCGCAACACCGTAAAGGATGAAGTCGAACGAAACATCATCGCCATAGCCGCCAACTAAATACCCCCATTGACCTCCTGACTGATTAGCGTTTACAACCGGAAGCGTTGGAGTGCCAGAACCGGAATACTGACGATAGTACCCACGAGAAGCGACCGAAATCTTTTTATCGGCAGTAAGTTTCTGTCGGTGGTTATATTGTCTATACGAAGTACCGTCTGAGTAGAGATGTTGCCCCCTCTCCCTAACTTGCAACGGGATCGGCGGCCCTCCTACTGATGGTTGTCTGGTGACAAGGTTCTCTATCTGACCAGGTAATGATGCTAATTCCAGCCCACGCGCCAGCGGGTGCGACCAGTTGATTTCTACCGGCCCAATTGGCTGCCGTAGCCAGCGTTGCGGCTGAATGAAGTGCATCGCTTACCGGCCCCGCTTACTGCCCTTGGTCGTACCAAGGCTGGAGGTCGAAGCGAAAATTGCTGTCCGTGGCGTTGATCGTCGCGCCGCCCGCGTTGTAGCCGACGATGCTGATGTAGCGCAGATGGTGCTCGAACTCGCCCGATGCGACGCACTTCTCGCTCGCCGCGGCGTTCTCGCTCACCACGCAGCCGATGTACTTCAGGTTGCGCCGCATGTCTACGTCGCCAAGGGCCGCATCAGCATTGCCGATGTCGCCGTCGATCTGCGTAGCGTCGGCGTCCGGCGCACCGGCAACGTACAACTCCAGCACCGCGCCCTGCGTCGGCGTGGCCTGCCACTGCACTTCGCAAGACCACTTGAAGCGGTACGGACGGGGCGCTGCGCCAAGGTCGAACTGCGCCGACACCCTGCCGGCGCTGTTGGCGACGCCCTCCATGCTGAATGCGACATCAGCCCCGGCCTCGCCGTTGAACAGCTTTGCCGTGCCGTTGTTGAGATAGTTCTCGTTCGCCATCGTTCAGCCTCTAGGCGTTGTCGTTCAGCGCGCGGCCGATGTCGTCAATGGTGACCGTGCCGAAGAATGTCGCGTCCGCCGGACCAACTCCGTCCACCGTGGTCGAGGTGCCGGCGCCGGTAGCGAATACCTTCTCGGCCACCGTGGCGACCTTCTGGCAGTGGCCGAAGACGACGCCGCGCACGGCGTTGTCGGCTGCTGTTCCCTTCCAGCATTCGGCGATCCCGGCCCGCACGTTGGCCTTGGTCGGGTTGATCGAGCGCGACTGGTTGTCGAACAGCCACTCCCAGATGCGCGCCTTCCCGACCGATAGGTTATCGACGCGCACCCAGTCGAAGCCGTTCTGCATGATCTCGTCGGCCGTGACGTTGTTGCGCCAGATGTAGTAGGCCGGCGAGGTCGGCGAGTTGTACAGGCGCGCCAGTTCCGAGTCGTTGCGGATCGCAAGCGCGTCGATAACTGCCTGATCCGTGTTGGCGCGGATGTGCGCGGCGAGCGTTGTGCATTGCGCTTCGGTGAGTGCCATTTGATTACCCCTTATGCGACTCTGCTTAGCTTTTGCGGAGCCTCGTCGAGCAGGCCACGCCGCATGCACTCGGCAACTGCTGCAGCGGCGTTGTGCACGTCCAGCCGCTCATACAAGATCCGCATATGAGCTTTCACCGTGTTGTGCTGGCAGCCGAGCAATCGCGCAATCTGCTTGTAGCAGTGGCCTTTAGCCAGCAGGCGAACGATCTGGATGTGCCGCGGCGAGAGCGATCGAGATCCATGCCTCGGCTGGATATCGCGCAGGTTCATGCCAGTTTGTCCAGTTCCGCCTTGACTTGCGGCCACGCCTGCACCGTCATCTGCGTGGCGTCGTTCACCATGTCGAGGATGACGCTGCTCGGCGTGGTGCTGCTGATAATGGCCGGGCCGAGCCGGATCGCAAGGTGCATTCGGTACAACTCCATCCACCGCTCTTGGCTCGGCGTCGATAGCAACGCTTCCTGCCGCTCGGCAATCGCTACTTGCCGCTCGGACAACGAGAGATTCGCGGCGCGCCATGCCGCTTGCGCCTCGCGCTCGGTTGTCGTTGCGGCATCGCGGGCCGTTTCGCGCGCTACCGCCGCGTTGTGCTGCTGCGCCCACGCGGCGAGAGCGTTGCGGTAGTCCTGCGCCTGGATCTTCTGCAGCGCGAACGCATCCGCCGCGCCGCTGATGTCTGCGTCCATTACTGAGCCTCCGGCGGCCCTGCCGGCGGCGAAGCACCACCAATGGCGGCCTCCAGCGCAGCGTTTGCCTCGGCCAGTTGCGCGGCAAGCGCCGCCGCTTCCTCGTCGCTGCCGCCCTCGCGCAACTGCAGGATGAGCGTGACCGCTGCCGAGCCGTTGGCAATGGCGCGTAGGACTTCAGCCTTCAAAGCTTCGTTCATAGAGTCACCTCGTCAGCCGCCACCAGACGTCCATCGCCTCGGTCAGCACCGAGGCGAGCGCGAACGCCAGACCGGAGAAGACCAGCGCGGCAATCACGAGCAGGATCGCGGCGAAGGCGCGCGGCATGGCGTCAGGCGTTGCCGTCGGTGAACACCCAGGACGTGATCGTGAAGGACTGGCCTGAGCTGAAGTTGACGCTGTCGACGTTGAGATCGGCGCCGGACGTCGACACCGATCCCTGCACATGGCAGGTCGTGCCATCCGATGCGTACAGGCGCCAGTGCGCGGCGGTGCCGGAGGCGTCGGCGGTCGAGTCCGCCCACGAGCCGGCCAGCGCCTTGGTGCCGTTGGCTGCTGCACCCATCCAATCGCTCGGCAGGTTGAGCGTGGCGACGACCGTGCCGCTGTCGGCGGTGGCGCACGTCGCCGGCTGCGCGCCGGTGCGGATCTTCAGGACGGCTGACGTGCCGACGGCGGTCTCGATCGCGTCGAGGCGCGCGTTGCGGACGGTGGTGGAGAGTTGAACGGCCATGGCGAGACCTCCTAGTCTTGCGAGATCCTGGCGATCTCGGCATCGAAGTGTTTCTGCAGCTCCTCGCGCCTGGTCTTCTCGACGGTGGCGAAGAACGGCAGGCGTGCCCGGTACTGCGGCTTGCCGACCACGATGGCAAAAACCATCCGCGTCGCCCAGCCGAAGCCGGTGAGCTTGCGCTGGTAGATGCCGCGCGGGAGCGGGTTGCCGGTGCTCTGGCCGCGCGAGACGAAGAACGTGCCGGCCTTCAGTTGCCGCCGCTTGCTGGCGGCGCTCTGCGCGGCGCCCTTCTTGACGTTCGCGGTGTAGCCCGGCCGCTGCTCGGCGGCTGCCAAGCCCGACAGCATCTGCCGGATGAAGCTCGCCGGCACGTTGCCGTAGCCGTCCCGCGGCGCGCCGTCAGCCGGCACGGTGAACTCGTTGGGACGAAGCACGCCGACAGAAAGCAGCGCGCCCTCGTAGCCCTTGCGCTCACGGCCACCGCCGAGCACCTCCGGCCACAGGTAGCTGCGCGGCCCGCCCGGCAGGCTGTTGCGGTGCTTCAGCCAAACCGCCGCCTCGAGCTTGTCCTTCTTCGCCGGCTCTATCCGGGTGCTGTTTAGCGCCCAGGCGGTCGGCCGGTCGAACACGCGGCCGATGTCGCTCTTGATCTTGGCCTGCGCGCTCTGCACGACCCGCGTCATGGCGGTCGCCGTCGCGCTCTTCACCCGGCTCTCGAACCGCCGCATCAGCGGGTCGAGCCTGGAGATGTCGACCTCGACACGCAGGTTGATCATGGGCGAAAAAAAGCCCGCGCGAGGCGGGCGATCGATGGTGCCAAGGAGACGATCCGGGACCGATGGCAACGTATCCGAATCACCTCATATTTTGAGCGAAAGTGTCGCTCTTCGCGCCATGTATTTTGTCGCGCCTGATGCGACACTCAGTCCATCGAAGAATCTACGGCGCCCCGAGCAAGGCTGACGGCATCGATCACCGCAAGGCGGCCGTTATACGCGCGCGTCGCCGCTTCGTCGCGCACCCTGTACACAGTTGCCCGATGGATACCGAGCGCATCCGCCAGCCGCTTGACTGGCACCTTTACCCCCTGCGCCGGCAGCGCATACATGCCCCAGAGCACCGCCAGGCCGCGCTCGTCCTGCGCCAGCAGCGCGCAATGGAACGCCGCCGCGTGCTGGTTAAGCGCCACGCGTGGCCCGCTGTCCTGTCCGGTGGCGCTTGGCGTGCGCAGCCTGCCGATGACGCTGCCGATCGGCCTTGGCGCGGCCAACCGCCTGGTGGCAACCCATGAGCCCCACTCGCGGCACATGTTGTCGACCTCTGCCGGCAGGCGCCGGCGCGCGTCACGCTCGGCAGCCTGCTCGTCCGTGAGCTGCGGAGCGACGGCGGCGATTCGCCGCGGCTTGATGCGGATGGTTCTGATGATCACGACTACCCCTTCCAGCGACCGACGAAGCTTCCACGCACGCGGCGAGGCTGCGGCTGTCCTGCGGCCGGCTTGGCCATCCCATAGCGCGCCAGCGGCAACCTGGCGGCCACCAGCGCCAGCAGCAGGCAGTCCAGCGCCTCGTTGCGCGGCCTGATCTGCACCCACTCGCTGTACGGCCGCGTGCCGCGCATCTTGGTGACCAGCTTTTCCGCCGTGAGCTGCGCGAAGTATTCGTCGTCGAACGCCGGCTGGCGAGGGAAGTGCACGTATCCTGGACCTGCCTTCGGCAGCCGCAAGCGGCTGTAGACAAGTGCCTTGCCCTGGTCGACGCCGACCGGCTCGATGTAGACGCCCTTGCGTTTGCGCCGAAGGCGCTGCGTGCGCGTTCGCTGGTCTTCGATCAGCGCCCGATACGGGCCGCTTACGCCCTTGGTCGCCGCGCACCAAGGCCGCCGCTCGACGAAGGCGCGGACCATGCTGGTGTTGTAGCCGGCGTCGATCGCCGCGCAGTTCACGGCCAGCTCGACCAGCGTCTCCTCGAGCGCCGCCCACACATCTGCCTGCGCCGTGTCCCCCGGTAGGATCAGGTGGTCGTCGACCCAGCACTCCTCGTCCGGCCCCCAGTCGGCAACGGTCAGCTCCAGACGGTCCTTCTGCACGTCGACGCCGGCCGTCCGCAACACGATCCCGGCGATCTCCTCCGGGTACTCCTCCAGGCGCGCCAGCAGTCCTACCGGCTCTACGCTGTCGCCCTGCTCTTCGTACGGCAGGCCGAGGTCGGTATTTATGAACGTGCGCAGCGTGGTGGTGCTGCGCGCCGCCGCCAGGTGGCTACGCGCGAGGTCGAGCCAGCTCGGGCCCAGTCCGATCGGCGCGAACAGCGCCGACAGGTGGTAGCCGCGCGTCGTGCGTTCCGGATGCGTGGAGATCCAGCGCCCGCCGGCAAGCATGGATGGTTTCTGGTGCTCGGAGATCATGCCGCCGCACTCGCCGCACACGTACCAGGCGGCGTCGGCCTCCTGGCTGTAGTGCAGCTTGCCGCCTCGCCACGGCGGCACTGCCAGCGTCTCGCTGAACTCCATCGGCCGGTAAACGCCGCAGTGAGGGCATGCCATGTGCCAAAGCCGCTGGTCCGACCGCTCCCACTCGCGCCAGATCAGGCTGGTCTCCTTAACCGTAGGCGTGCTGACGAACAGCCGCTTGGCGCGCGGGAACGCCTTCGTCCGGCCCTTGGCCAGGAAAATCGGGTCTCCCTCATCGCCAACCTCCACCGGAAAGCGGTCGAGGTCGTCCAGCGCCAGGTAGCGGACGCTGCGCTGGGCGTAGCTGTTCGGGCTGTTGCCGCCGGCCAGGAACAGCACGCCGCCCGGGAAGTCGATCACGTCCTGCCGGTTGGCGGCGTCTCTGCTGCGCAGCCCGCCAAGCACGTCGCGCACGGCCGGCGTGTCGGTCAGCAGCGGGTTGAGCTTCTGCACCTTCCATGCGTCGCGCAGCTCGAGGCTTGGCATGAGCACCATCGTCGGCGCCGGCGCGTGGTCGATCACGTAGCCGAGGAAGTTGATCATCGACTCGGTGACGCCGACCTGGCTGGATTTCATCACCACCACGTCGGTCACGCGCGTGTTGACCGACAAACAATCCATGATCTCGCGCAGGTACGGCGTGCGCTCCGTGCGCCACCGGCCGCGCTCTCCGCTCTGCTTGCTGGTCAGTTCACGGTGCCGGTCGGCCCACTCGGACACCGACAGCACATGCCGCGGCGCCAGCGAGCGCGCGGCCTGCTCCCGGCACCAGGCAGCGCCGTTCGGCATGTGGTGGTGCCGCGCCAGCATCACGTCGGCTCCGGCGGCGACTCTTGCCGGCGGATCGCGTCGGCGACCTGCTGCAGCACGTTGCGGCACTGCTCGGCCAGGATCGCGTGCGCCTGGTCTAGGTCGGTCACCGGCGCCACCAGCGGCGCCACCTGGTCGGCGTAGTTTTCCATCGCCGCCCGGATCGCCGCGCCGATGTCCCGCATGGCCCGGCCGGCGTCTTCCTTGGCGATCAGGTTGCCGGCCAGCCGGTCGCGCTCCATCTCCTCGCGGTCGGCCTGCGCCTGCATCCGGCGCGCCTCGCTCTTGACGCGCAGGTCGCGCCAGTCCTCGACCGTTCGCGCGACCTCGATCGCCTGCTGCGCCTCGAACCGCGCCTCCAGCGTGGCGCCTGCCGCCGACCAGTCAGTGCCGCCGCGCGCTGCCTCGTGCCGCGCCGCGACGTCAGGCCGATGGCCTCCGGTAGCGGCGATCCGGCGGCGGCTTTCCTCGACCCGCACAAGCTTGCCGTCCATCACCAGCCTGCCGGCCTGCTTCAGCCGGGTGACGTGCGCCTTGTCTCTCCCGAGTAGGCGGGCGAACTCGGCCTGGGTGACGGCGCCGGACGGCGTCTCGACGGTCACGCCAGCCCTCCGATACGCATCAAGCTCCGATACGCGGAACCGATACGCACTTCGATACGCGGTAAGTGATTGATCCGATGCCGTTGATACGCGCGATACGCCTCTTTCCCAAGTCCATCAAATGTGAAATTAGTTGACACGCACGCGCGCGCGCGAAAAAACGCGTATAGAAAAAGGCGCGTGCGTATCGTGCGTATCATCGTTTCGAATCAATGCGTTAGTGCGTATCGAAGTGCGTATCGGCCTGCGTATCGAAACTCACATGCGTATCGAACTCAGAGGGCATCCAGCGACCCCCTGAAGGCGAAAAAACACTTCGTCAGCCACTTGCTCTGCGTCTCTCCGTCAGGCTGGCTGTTGCCGGCCCGCTGAAGCGTTCCTGGCGGCGGGATAACCATCCGCCGAGGTTTGGTCGAGCCGAAGCACTCCGGCCCTTCGTATACGTGCCTGGGCTCGACGCTCCACGACGGACGCTTGCGCAGGTCGCCGGCGAACTGGTTGTGCGTCCTCGGCCGACTCTCGCCGCTTCTCCTGCACCACCTCGAGTACGCCTCGTAGAAGTCGCCGGAAAGCGCCGGCATCACCGGATAGACGGTCTCGCCGGCCTCCCAGTCGCGCAGGAACACGCTCACGCTGTCCCTGCCCAGCTCGATCAGGTCCTTGCGGGCGTCCGTCGTCGGCGGCTTGGCGTGCGGCGTGAAGTCACCCAGGTCAAGCTCGAGCAGGTGGTGATGGAACGCCGCGGCGCCGCCGGCGGCCAGCTCGTCGGCGACCTCCCGGTAGAACTGCGCGCTGATGCTCGCCGGCGTCCACACGACCACGTAGCGCCGGTCGTCCTCCTCCAGCACCAGCGGCTGCTTTTCGTTCGACAGGAAAACCAGGTTGACGTGGTTGCGCTCGTCGTGCGGCGCGATGTTCTTCGGGTTGATGCGGATCCAGTCGCCGGTGATCAGCCCCTTGAGCTTGTTCTTGACGTGGTACAGCTCGGTGCGCGCGACCACCTCGTCGGCGATCAGGAACAGCTTCTTGCTCAGCCAGTCGTTGAACTTGTCCTCGACCGCGGCCTGGTCGACGATCCGGCCGTAGTTGCCGTAGATCGACATCACCGCCTCGAAGAACAGGTTCTTGCCGGCGCCCTGCGGCCCATGAAAGACCAGCGCCGTCTTCATCTTCGCGCCGGGATGCTGGATCGGGTAAGCGAGCCAGCGCAGCACCCACTGGTAGACCTCCGGCCCGTTGTTGTCGGCGCTGCACAGGTAGCTGAGAAGGTCAAGCAGCATCTGGCAGCTGCCGGCCTTCGGCTGCGTCGGCCAGCCGCTCCACAGGTTGCAGGTGATTGTCCGATCCCGTTCGGTCGGGTCGAAGCCGACCTCCGCCAGCCGCACGACCCGACGCGCCGGGTGGTTCTTCCACTCGCGCCAGCCGTGATCCGGCAGCACGTCGAGCACGTCGGCCTTCGGCACGAGCGCATGCTCTCTGTGATCGAACAGCGTCCCGTGCGCCGCGTAGATCAGGCTGTAGCGCGCCGTCGCCTCTTCCACGGTGAGCAGGCCCTTGAGCTTTTCGCCGTTCCCCGCCCCCCCACTGGCAAGATCCCGCGACGCGCCCCCCTGCACTCGCCACCCCAATGCCGTGAGCGAGGCCTCCACCTGGGCGGCCACCTGCGGCAGTCCGCCATCCGGGTACACGTGCAGGTCGTTGAAGTCGGTCGGGCCCTTGCGGTTGGTCGGCCGCTCGCCAGGGAACTGCGGCACGCACACGCCGCCGTCGAAGGCCATCGCCGCGGCCTCGGCGCGGATCCGTCCGGTGTTCGCCTTGCCGTGCTCCGCGCCGCAGCGCTCGCACTCCGGTTGCGCAACGCGTGTCCACTGCTTGCAACTGGCGCAGGTGCCGAGGTAGTCGTCGTCGGCGCAGAACAGCAGCCGCAGCCGGCGCTTGTACGTCTTTCGCAGCGACTCGGCGACCGGCATCAGGTTGCCGGCGTCGAACGCGATCACCACCGGCAGGCCGGTCGCTTCGGCCAGGCTGGCGCCGGTGGCGAAGCCCTCGCAGACCAGCACGATCGAGCCGCTGGTGATGGCGCCGATCGAGAAGAACAGGCCGCGCTTCGCCAACCCCGGCGGCGCGTAGTCCTTGTCGCGCCCCTTGCGCTCGCGCACCTTCGGGTCGGAGTAGATGACCTGCAGGCCGCGCACGTTGCGCTGCGCGTCGTGCATCGGCACGACCAGGTTGCCGTCAGGCGAGACCCGCGCCCCGTGCCGCGACGCCAGCCCCTTCTTCTTGACGTAGGCAGGCTCGCCCTCGTCCTTGCACTGCGACCACCAGGTCGCGGCCCGGCGCGCGGCGCGATCGGCCAGCGCCTGGCGCTCGGCCTCGGCGCGCCGGCGGTCCGACTCCTGCCGCGCGCGGATCGCCGCCTGCTGGTCAGGGTCCAGCTGCGTGCGGTCGGCCTTGCCGAGCTGCACCTTCTGGGCGTTGTTCTCGTCGCCGCGCCAGACGCCGAAGCTGCCGACGATCAGCCGTGCGCCGCTGGCCAGCGCCAGCTCGTGCAGCCGGTACCAGCCGCGGCGCTCGCGCGTGTCGTCGACGGTCTTGCAGCGCACCGGCCTGTCGGTGCCGATCGCCAGCCCGCCGTCGAGCACCAGGCCGGCGGCCTCGAGCTGCCGGACGACGTCGTCGTAGTTGCTCCAGCTCACGCCAGACCAGCCTCGCTACTTCTTGTCGCCGAGGTACGGGATCTCAGGCTGTTCCTTTCGCAGCTCGGCGTAGTCAAGCTGCACCTTCAGCGAAGAGATGATCTTGCCGGCGGTGTTGTTCATCTCGCTGGCGACCTTGACGTCGACGGATCCGTCCCTTATTTGGTCGAAAAGCTTCGTCAACGCCTGGCGCAGCTCCGTGATGTTCTTCATTACTTGGTCTCCTTAAGGCGCCTGGAAATCATCAACGCGAGCCGCTTCGCCTCGAGCAGCTCGGTTGGATAAATCCGCTCGGCGTTGCCGCCGAGTCGGTAGTTGACGTAAGACATCGGATAGTTCGCTTTCCGCTTTCGCATTTCGCTTGCCTTGCGCTTGCGCCATTCTGGGTTCCGCGACAGAAGGCGCGCTCTTTCACGCGCCTTGTCGCGGCCGTTGGCGTTGTTTCTTTTCTTCCGGCAATCGACGCAAAGGCGCTGCGTCGAAATGCGGCCACCGCCGCTGTTCGATAGGAAATGGGAGATGTCCTTTATCTCTCCGCAGGTGGCGCAAGCCCTTGGCGACCTATCTTTCTCGGGGCGAGGATGCGCAATGGCGTACGCCACCCGCATGCAGGCTTTACATTCGCGGCGAAGCCACTGGCCGCCGGGGCCGTTCCGGTAAAAAAGTTCCGGGGCCTTGAAGGTGCCGCAACTGCAGCACGTCCTTCCAAGTTGACTATGCGTGGAAGTCATACCCTACCGGGTAATCAGGGATCGAATCACC